GTAGCCGATCAGAGAACACCTTAAAGAGCTGACGCAGCCATTCAAGGACGCGAGGAGCGATCTTGAAGGGTATGTTACCGCAATGAACAATGCGGTGCAGGCATACACGGACAAGAGCGCAGAGCTGTCCAGCGGCATCATCAGCGGAATGATAACCAAGAAGGACTACACGCCGGAAGAAATAGGCGCGTTCATGGACATGGGTGAGGAAATCGGCGGGTATATCGTTGATGGAATCGGCAGCGCCTATGACGCGGTGAGTGAATCCTTCACGCTGGTATCTGGCGGGCTTGACGAAGCGGCCACCGATTCCATGTGGATCAGCTTCATGGGGATGATGGAGGTAAGCTACGGTCAAGCAATCGCAAAAGCACAGTCTTTGAGCCAGGATTTGCGAAACGCTTTGACGGAGGGCTTTGCGGACGGCCACTTGACCAGCGAGGAAGCGGATAAGATTCAGAACATTCTGAATGAAATGAACGAGCTGCTGGCTATGCAGACCTCCGCTCAAAACTATGCCGAAAGCGAGCGACTGATGCGCCGGGCGCAGACTTTGGGCCTTGAAGGTCTGGAGGAGCTGACAACCGAAGTCAACGAGACGAGAGACAGCGAAATTGATTCTCTGCTGTATGACCGGGATATGGCGCATGGCTTGATGGAAGCCTATCTACGCTCCCATGTCGGGGAATACTACGGCGACGATCTCATTGACGATGATTTCATAGAATCAACGCTTTCGGGTATTGATTCAAGGTATGATTCCGCAATCGACGAGCGCAGAGGCGTGTATGACGAAATAATCTATGCGGCATACGAAAACGCCATGCACACGAGCAAGTTTTCTGACGCAGACCAATTCGCAAACGACCTTGCGCAGAGGGTGTTTTCCGGCGAAATCACGGAGCAGGAAGCCGCCGCGCAATATTTATCAAGCGGCTACAACAAACTGGACTTGACAACGGGACACTCCACACTTGCGAGCGTTGATAAGTATTGGGATCAAGAAGTGGAGGTTTTGGGCGGCGCGGACGCTGTGCGGCGGTTGGTGGACTATTACCGAGGACGGGGCGACAACACCACGGCCAACAACTACGAGGCGCTGCTGTGGAAATCTGGAATATTCGAAGGCGCGAATGAATCAGCCGCAGAATCGCACGTTTCGCAGTTGACGGGCGGCCTGTATAAGCCTGATTATCTCCAGAATGAGCGGCCAGCCGAGGGAACGGAAGCGGAACCATACACGATCCCATTGACGCTGGATGAAAATGGCGAAGTACCGGCGAAGCAGGAACCTAGCTATACGTTGCCGTCGCCGGACGAGCTGGTACAGATATACGGTTTCTCCAATGAGGGCTCACAAGAAGTATCTCCGAATACCATCCCACTGACAATTGAAGGCGCAGAGGAGTCCGCATCCGCCTCGCGGGATGCCATGGATTTCATCCTGGAGCCTCCGTTCGATATGACTGTCGCCTTCCCGGGCGCGGGCAGCACCGCGAGCATGACGCGGGCGGAGCTGGAGCGCATCCTTGCGGGCACGGCCATCAAGATACCGGTGGCGACGGTTGGCGGCGGCGGTGGCGTCAATATGCCCCAGAAGATGGCGAAGGGCGGGCGATCCACGGAACCGGCAATCTTCGCGGAGGCAGGCATACCGGAATGGTTCATCCCCGAGGAGCATACTCCCGGCACGGCGGCGCTGATCGTTGGGGCCGCCGAGGCCTCCGGCTTTTCGCTGGCGGAGCTGGCGACCATGAACGGGGCGCAGATGTTCGCCGAGGGCGGCGTGCTGGGCGGCAGCCTGCCGTCCATAGGGGCCTTGTCATGGGGGACCATGGATCATTACGACGCGGACGGCGGCAGCGGTGAAAGCGGCAACACATACGATGTACATTACGCGCCGGTCATACACGCCCAGAACGCCGAAGGCGTGGAAAAGGTACTGAAAGAGGACAAGCAGCGGTTGAAGAAGCTGCTCCGGGAAATCGAAGAAGAGCGCGAGCTGTACGGAAGCGTGGTGAAATACTGATGATCGAGTATAGCGGTTTGGAATACCGATGCGCGGCGAACGACAGCTTTGACGGCGTAGCCCTTGAAATCTACGGAGACGAAAAGTATGCCGGAGATTTGATGGATGCCAACCCGGATTACTGCGGCATGATCGTATTTGACGGGGGAGAATCGCTGAAGCTGCCGGTGCTTGATGTGCCTGAGGACAGCAACGATGACAGCGACGAGGAATCGGCAATGGCGACCACGATAGCACCGTGGAAGGTATAGGTGATGTTATGGCGCAAGTCGGAAGTTGGAACGGGTATACATTCAAGGTCAGCTCCAAGCTGATAAGGAGCTTTGAAGAGATGACCCTTCGGGGCTCCTGCGAGACGGAGACAAAGACCAAGGACGGTCAGAAGTACGTCGTGCACAAAAACGGGGATGTGGCGGAGCTGACGTTTACCATCGGGCTAAGCGCCCTGCTGGGCGTTACGGATGTTCGCAAGGAAGCACTGGATTTTGTCACGGCGGCGAACAAGGGGGAAAGGGCTTATTTCTACTACGGGTCGAAAAAGCTGATTCCCGCCAAGCTGATGCTCACGAGCGCTGAGATATCGGATATCGAGCCATTGGCCAAGAAGCCGGACAAGTGGATAAGCTGTAGCGTCAAAGTGACCTTCAAGCAGGCGGGCGCAAAGGGCGGCGCGGCGTCCTCCGGCACATCCAAGAAGAAATCGACGAAGGCCGCGGGAACGTCGGGATCACAGGCCGATGGAAGCGGGTTTTTCAGCAAGGTCACGAATCGCGTAAACGATGTTTTGAAGAAGTGCAACAAGATCATCGAGGACGCGAAAAAAGCCAGCAAGGACAAGGTACAGCAGGCGGGCGGCAGATTTGAATACTATGTCGGCGTATCCCAAAAAACCCAGCAGAGCGCGAACAGCGCCGCGAAGGTGCACGCTACGACCGGGCGCGCCACGAGCGTGGGGGCCGCGGTGTCCATCGTGAAAAAGGTGCGCGCGACGCGATAGTGGGGAGGCGAAGCTATGGCACAGTACATCATAACCAATCAACCGGAGCCGATTGATTTTGAGATCGTTGATAATGACATTGCCCGGACCCTCCAGAACGCGAAAAACCTGTTGATGACGCGCATGGGAGAGGTGCCCTATGACCGGCTTCGCGGGTTTGACCATTCGCTGTTTCATCTGCCTATCGACCAGATGCGCGTCGCGCTGCTGCCGGAGCTGGATCGGGTCATGCTGTGGGAACCTGACGTGGAGGTAGTGGAAGCCACGGCGGAGCTGGACGAGAATGGCGAAACGCTGATTACCGCCACGGTTGAGATAGACTTTGCAGGATAGGGAGGAGGATCAAATTGGAGGGCTTTCATTATGTCGAGTACGATCCGGAAGAAACCTGGAACGACATGCACGCGGCTTACATAAACGCCGGTGGTGACGCGCTGTATCCGGGCGACGAGAAGGAGATGCTGCTGCGGGCGGTGCTGGCAATAGGCACGGCGATCATGGCGAAGGTCGACAACGCGCTGAAGATGGACACGCTTGAATATGCGCAAGGGCAATACCTTGATCTCTATGGCGGCAAGCGAAACTGCCCCAGGATCGCGGCTGTGGAAGCCAAGGCGACGGTCCAGATCGTGTTTCAGGCGACGGGCCGTGCTCGGACCATGGCCGCGGGCACGGAGATGACGGCGGACGGCACGCTGATCTACGCCACGACGGAAGCGATCACGCGAACCGGGGCGGCGCAGACGGTCGAGGTGGGCGTCGTCTGCCGGACGGCAGGAACCGCGGGAAACGCGCTGCCGCAGGGCGCGCAGATGCAGCTTATCCAATCCGATCCTGCGGTGACGGGCATCACCGTGACGGCAGGCGCGACAGGCGGCATAGACGAGGAAACGGACGAGGCTTATCGGGCGAGAATCCGCCGGACGTCCCTCGCCAGCGTCACGACCGGCCCGGCCCAGCAATACGAGAGTGCGGCCATGGCCGCCAGCGCCCAGGTCCTTGATGCCAAGGCTTTCAACGGAGGCGCGGGCGTTGTGGAAGTCCTGTTGATCGTAGACGACGACGCGGACGCCGAGGACGTCATTGCCGAGGTCGAAACGGCGCTCTCCGCGAAAAACGTTCGCCCGCTGGGGGACCAGGTGACGGTGGAAGAGGCGGAGGCGGTGGAATACACCGTGAATCTGACCGTCACGGTGTCACATGATACGCCGTTGACCGGGGACATCCAGGAAACCGTGGACGCCTGGCAGGATTGGCAGGACAACACCATCGGCAGGGCGCAAAATCTGGACCGGCTGCTGGGGATGCTGTACATGATCGGATGCGCACAGGTGAGTATCCAGAATAACCCGTGGCCCTACGTGGACATCGGAAGCAAACAGCGCGGAAAGGGAACGGTCAATGTTGGGGTGGTCGAGACATGATGAATGTGGCAATTGAACGCCTCGTGCCGCGCTTTATCATGAGGGACAAGAACGGCTACGCCATGGCGAAGGCGATTGAGAAGTGTGTGCAGATCGTGACGGAGGCGGCTGAGAACGCCATGGCCACCTTCGGCGACGTGGACAGGATGCCCTCCTGGCGGCTGGACGAGCTGGCCCGGGAGTGGAATTTGATCTACGACTTCAACGCCTATATCACAGACAAACGCAGGTGGGTAAAAAACGCCTGGAGCAGCGCGCGGTATCTTGGGACGCCCGAGGCGGTCGCGCAACATGTCGGGCAGATGTATATGCACGTCGAGGTACAGGAGTGGTGGGAGTACGACGGCGAGCCCTGGCACTATCGGCTGATCGTGGATCCTATGGACGCGATGATAAAGCCCATCCCCGGCATAGTCGAGGATACGGCTGTGCGGGCGGGGAATTGCAGGTGTGTTTTCGACGGCGTATACACGCTGTATGAACTGACGGTAGCGATATCCCCATCGTCGCCCTGGGATCAAATGGAAAGCGGGCTTTACTGGTTTAGTATTCTCTTGGCCGAAAAGAGCCGTGTATATTGGGATCGCGAAAAGGGGGAGAATGTTGAGGTTACCTACAACCCATTCGACAACTATCGGAACATGACAATCGAACGGGTCTGGACGGACGATCCCGTTGAGAACAAGCTGCGGGAAGAGGAATGGAAGAAGATTGTGAAGGTAGAAATACAGCACGGTGAGCACTGGGGGGGCTGGTCGGTAACCGCGACGGAGCCCGTCACGCATGACATCTACTTCAAGATTCAACTCGTCGAGGCATTGACCACACCATAACATCATAACCACTCTATAGCAATGGCGGGCGCACGGCGCCCGCTTTGCATATATCACGGAAAGGAAGTGAAACCCCATGAAAGTACAGATGATCGACACCGGCGTCATTGTCGAATACGATGACGGCTATGCGCTGCGTCTGATCGAGCAGGGCATGGCGGTGTTTGTGGACGGCGATACCCCGCCCACGCCCACGCCACAGCCGATTGATCCTACGCAGTATGGCGCGCTCATCGAAGCGCTCCAGGACAGGTGCGCGGCGCTTGAAACCGCCGTCAGCGCTGTCAATGCCGAGGCCGCCGAGGATCGGGCCTTCGCCGGGATGTACCAGAGCATCGCCCAGGCCCAGGAGCGCCAGCTTGAATATCTGGAGGAGCACCTTCAGGAAGAAATCGACGCCGCCACCGGCAATGAGTAAGGAGGGATGACCCATGCCGAAGAAGAACACCGCGGAGCCGGTAGTCGATCCCATCGAGGAGCCGACCGAGGAGCAGATCGCCGAATGGGAAGGGGAGGCCGACGCCCAGCATGAGGCAGGGCTTGAGCCCTACCGCGCCATGGCCCGGCAGCAGGCAGAGCAGGACGAGATTTTGGCGGACCTGCTGTTCAAAGAAACCATGAGAGAACTGGAGGGATAATGCGATGGTTTACAACCTGATGAAGCGCATGATCGACAAGGCGATCAAGGATGGCAGCATCGACGAAAAGCGAGCCGATTACACCGAGAAGCTGAACGCCTTCTACATGAACAACCAGATCACCACGGCGCAGTATAACGAGTTGATGGCCCTGGTGAATCCGCCCACCCAGCAGGAAAGCGAGGGTGAATGAGCATGGCTGATTCCCTGAAAAAACTGTGCGACACCTACGGCAACGTCGTACTCTATGACGCGGACGGCAGGCCGTCCATCTTCGTCCGTCACCCGAAGCAGCTTTCCAGTGAGTTCGACGCGAGTCTGCCGGAGCATGTGCATCCGGCGTTTATTGTCAACAATGTGACCGATCCCGCTGTGCTGATCGGCAAATACATGTCCTCGGAGCTGGCGAGCGGCGGCACGCAATACAGCTTGCCGAACATGCCGCCGAGGGTCAATATGGCCTACGACACCTTCCTCCAGAAGATGCGGGCGTTTGGCGGCGACGTGTCCGGCCTGACCATCGCGGATCACGGCCTGCTGGTGCTGATGGCGCACAAGCTGGGCCTCAGCGCCAGCCACGGCAATAACAATTATGGCGCGGACTATCGCGCCGGAACGTTGTGGGCGAAGGACAAAGCGGTGACCGTGGGCACCAAGCGGATATTCCGAGGCTGGGAATACGAATGTCTGATACCCCATACCACCAGCGATGACCTGATCCCCACCGATGCCCCGGCCTACTGGAAGAAGGGCCATCAGCTCGGCGGCACGATGGTCATGTCGCATATCACGGGCAGCAACAAGACCGGCGACAATACCCTGACCGGCTCCGGCCCCATCGACTGGTTTTTCCAGTCCGACCCGGCGCTGGAGGCCGATATCGTGGGCAACGCGAACGAGCAGGTCTACGGCGTCCGGCTGGTGAACTGCGAGATTCAGATATTGCCGGACAACAACGCCGCCGATCCTGCCGCGGACCTGTCCGCTTCTTCCTCCGCGTGGCGGGCTATCAAGCCCCATGCGACCGATGACGGCTATGACCTGGTGGTTCCCGGCACGGCGGGCACCGTGCACTACGCCTGGCTGAGCGGCAAGATCACACTGGTTGGCCGGGCGCTGGAGGAATCCGAGTTCGACAACGCGCAGCGCAGCACCGCGTTCAAAAACGTGGCCGTTGACAGCACGACGCTGCCCTATGTGCCGCACATCCTGTACGAGCTGGGCCTTTGCCCGCTGCCCGGGACCACTGTGGACGGCACACTATACGTGATGATGACGAAGGACGAGCGCGTCGCCCGGCGCGGGGGCCACTACTACAGCACGTCCTACGCTGGCGTGGCGTACCTGAACTTCTACAACGCGCGGTCGTACTCCTACGCGAGCAACGGCGGGCGGCCTCGCTCCCGCCAGAAGTCCTGATCCCTGAATGCTGAATCCCTGAGGGCCGCCCGATAGGGCGTGCCCTCTGTTCAACGGCCCGCACAAATCCTTCTATATATCGCGCGAGGGAGAGATGACCAATGAATGGGAATGAAATGCCATACGCCGACATGATCGAGAATGAGCTGGGCGGGCAGTATTGCCTTAAAAAGGTCGAGGAAATGATTGATCTGGCCTATGACATCATACCGAACTGGCCCGCTGTATTCCGGTACAGCCGGGGCGAACGCATATTCAACCTCCTGCAAGAGATGGAAGAGCTGTGCGTGGCAGGGCATTTGAAGTATTTCAAGAGAACGACGCTCCAGGACTTGGACATCAAGAACCACCAACTGCGCCTAGCCGTGCGAGGCGCGCGGCGCAAGCACTACACCGACAAGGCAGGCCACAAGAAAACCCTGCTTCAGCCTGGCGGATATGAGAAATGGGCGGAGCTGTCCATTGAAACCGGCAAGCTGATCGGTGGATGGAAGGCGTCGTTGACGAAGGAGAAGGATTAAGGCATCGGGAACGCGCCGAGAATTGGCTTTGGGTTTATGGGGCGGCGGCTCTGTGAGCGCGTCGCCCGGCGCGGGGGCAACTACAACAACACGTCCAACGCTGGCGTGGCGTACCTGAACTTCAACAACGCGCGGTCGAACTCCAACGCGAACAACGGCGGGCGGCCTCGCTCCCGGACACAGCAAAAGCCTGGCCAGCTACGCGCTGCCAGCGGCAAACGGACGGGAGGGGCGCGTTTCCGGCAATGAGGATTCATTGCGAATAATATACCCGGACGATATGACCGCGCCGGGTATTGCCGTGAAGCGCCTGGAAGGGCGTATGGAACCATGTCTTATTGCAGCTCCGGGCACGACCCGGACGGAACATAAAGTACAAAGCGGAAACGCCACGCACGGCACGTTGCACGATTACCCGGAGTAGGTGTGTATTCCTTTGGAAAAGCTGCACGATCTGAAGGAGCATATCTGCTCCTACGACAACCTGTATGAGGCGTTTGTCTCTGCCGCCAAGGGCAAAACGGACCGCGCCGAAGTGCTTGTATTCGCCTTCAACCTGGAAGAAAACCTGCACGCGCTGCGCAAGGAGCTGCTGAGCTGCACGTACAAGGTCGGCCCTTACCGGGAGTTCTACGTGCGCTATCCCAAGCCAAGGCTTGTCATGGCGCTGGGTTTTCGGGACAGGGTGGTACAGTGGGCCATTTACAGGCAGATCGACCCCTATGTAGACAAGCGCTTTATCCGGCATAGCTACGGCTGCCGGAGGGAGAAGGGAACCCTGGCGGCGGCGCAATGCCTCATGGAATGGCTGCGCGTCATCAGCCGGAAGCCGGAAGCGAAGGATTATTGGCTCATCAAGGGCGATGTGAGTAAGTATTTTTACCGCGTAGACCATGAGAAGGTGCTGAATTGCTACGCCGAAATCTGTGACGAGGCGTGGTTTATGTGGTTGATGGACACGATCATCAACAACCCGGACGTGCCGTTCGGCCTGCCGGAAGGAATGGGGATTGACGATTGTCCGCGGGACAAGCGGCTGTTTAGTGTCGGGCAACCGATAGGCAACCTAACCAGCCAGGAGACCGCGAACATCCTCCTTGACCGACTGGATCAATACTGCAAGCACGTCCTAAAGCTGCATAAATACGTCCGATACATGGACGATTTCAGCGCGATTGTGAAGGGCCTTGACGAAGCGCGGCGCGTGTTCGGCCTCATGTCGGATTTCCTCAGCCAAGAACTGCGGCTTGAAATGAGTCCAAAGGCAAAGATCATCCGGGCGGATCAGCCAATTGAGTTCGTGGGTTTCAATGTCTCGCCGCATGGCCTGCGCCTGCGGAAAAAGACCGTGAAGCACATGAAGCGCAGCATGAAGCACGTGGCTAGGCTGTATGCTGATGGGGTCATCGGCCTTGAAAGCGCAATGGATTCCATCATCTGCTATCATGGCATGACCAAGCATTGCAACGGGTATTATCTGCGCGAATGGATCGAGAACAACATTGTGCTACAACGAGGGGAGGGGGCTGAATGATCTGGTTAATCGCCGCTGTCGCTTTCATGGTGTGGGTTTGGGCAACCGCGTAACAGAGCAAAAAAGCTGCGACATGAACAATAACTGCGGGCCGCCCGGGAGTGGGCGGCGTTTTTATGCCATCCAGCAGCGCGGGGACGGCATGGTGGACGTACATCTGACGCCCTTTGCAGGCGTGACGCTCGTTGTGCCTGGCGTGGTTCCCTGGGATGGCATGGAAGATAATATACGCGCCCGCTATTATGCGTGGTGCGAAGCTGGCGATCCAATAGAAGCTATGGAAGGAGAGGACGGCATGAAGAGAGAGGATATCGTCCGGGACGAAGAGGGATTTGAAATCGAAGGAACTCCCGAGGAACCGCAGACCGACACGGCGTGGGTGCGCGACGGCAAGGGAAACATCATCAAGCTGGAGGTGCCTGACGATGGAGACGATTAGACATTTGGATGCGGGCATCCCCGTGGTCGTCGCCAAGCTGCTGACGGGGTACGCGAAAGTGACAGAGAAGATCGAGGATTCGGAAGCGTTCGTCGCTGTGCACCAGACCTTCGACGCCTCCTTCGTCGCCCACGTCACGGCATGGCAGAGCAACCACGATTTGACGCCTGACGGCGTTATCGGGCCGAAAACCTGGGCGAGGATCAAGGCGCTGGCACCGACATGCAGCACGTCGAAAAACCGAATCAGCGGCGCGACGCTGGCCCTGCAACTGCTCTTGAACACCAACATCACATGCGACGCGATCTACGGCCCGAGAACCAAGGCCGCCGTCGTGGTTTTCCAGACCTCTACTGGACTTTACGCGGATGGCGTTACCGGCCCCAAGACCTGGGGGAAGCTGATCGATGTTGCCAGCGCTGTCGCGTCAGCCACATCCAAGGCCGCCGAGGCCGCCGAGGTACCCACAGTCAACGGCAAGGGGTTCAGCCAGCCCGTTGATTACAAGCAGGGTGACTCCCGTTGGGGAAGTAAGATGTACAGCAACCACAACGACAAAGGCCAGACGATGGCCAATAGTGGTTGCGGACCCACGGCGATGGCGGACATCGTTGCCACCGTTCGGGACAGCAGCAAGACGCCCTACGACCTGGCGAAGCTGGCGATGGAATGGGGCGACAGGACCTACAGCAGCGGCACGGCCTGGGCCTTCATGATCCCGCACATCATGGATCACTTCGGCTTTGCGCGTGCCATTCAGACGGCGAGCTGGGATGCTCTGGCGGCCTGCCTGGACGCTGGCGGTTATGCCGTGTGCAGCATGGGTCCCGGCTACTGGACGAGCGGCGGTCATTTCATCTGCGCCTGGAAGTATGATGCGACCTATGTATACTGCAATGATCCGGCCAGCAGCAAGAGGACGAAGCAGATTATCAAGGAGTTCATGGCGCAGCGGAAGCAATTTTTCTGCTTCTATCCCGAGAAGAAGGCCGGGACCACCTTCGCAACGCCCGTCGTGTCCGGCTATCATGGCAACAAGATCGTCGACTTCTCGAAATGGCAGCCGACCGTGGACTATGACAAGCTGCTGGGCGACGCCGCGCTGGCCATCCTGCGGGCGGGATACCGGGGAACCCTGGGCAGTGTGAAGATGGACGAGTGCTTCAAGCAGCACGCGCAAGCGCTGCGGGCGCGCGGCGTTCGGTTCGGCGTCTACTTCTACAGCATCGCCGACACCCGGGCGAAGGCCGTCGAGGAGGCCCGGAAGTTCGTGGATTATGCCACGGAGTACAACCCCCTGTTCTGGGCTATAGACGCCGAGAAGCCGGAGATCACCACCGCCGCTATCGGCGAGTTTGCCAACGAGCTGCGGCGGCTGGACGCGCAGAGGATCGGGGCATACATCGCCAACGATATGTACGAGTACCCGTACCATTTCGACGATGTGCGGGACGAGTATGATTTCACGTGGATTCCGAAGTATCTGCCCGAGCCGCCGAAATGGAAGTGTGATCTCTGGCAGCACACCAGCCGGGGCACCATCGACGGTATCAAGGACTATGTGGACCTGAACACCATCACGGGCGACGGCCATTCTCTGGCCTGGTTCCTGGGAGGTGACGATTGATGCCGACTGAGATCAAGGTCGCGCTTATCGCGCTGGCGGGCGTCATATTTACCGCCGTTGCATCCATCATCACACAAGTGGTCCTGACCAAACGCGGGCAGGAGCAGATGCTTACGCGCATGATGGACAGCCTCAAACACCAATCCGAGTTGGATGACCAAAAACTCAACGCCCGGCTGGAGAAGTTCCAGGCGGTCACCGAGACCAAGGTGGACGAGCTGACGCGGAAGGTGGAGAAGCACAATAATCTGATCGAGCGCACCTATAAGCTGGAAGGCGCGATGATTGAAGTGCAGCACGATATACGCGACATGAAGAACGCGCAACACTGAGAAGGAGGACCATATTGTGAAGAGGATTTTTTGTATACTGCTGGTCGTGGCGCTGCTGCTGTGCGGCGTCTTTTTTACCTGCGCTCTGGCCGAGGTTGCCGACGCGCCCGCTTCCGGGCTTGTCGTAGACCTAACGGGCCTCGTGATCGCGCTGCTGCTGGCCGCGTTCGAGTTCCTGATGGCCAGGTTCGCCCGCGTGCTGATCCCCCCCGCAAAGGCGTGGCTGGAAGCGCACACGACCGAGAAGGAGCGTGGCCTGTTGTGGGATGCGGTCTGCGAGCTGGTTGACGCCGCTCAGCAGATCATACAGGGCCCGGCCATGGGCGAACGTCGCAAGGCATATGTGGAGGCCGGGCTTGCCCAGCGCGGCCTTGCGATTGACACGGACATGATCGAAGCCGCCGTTAAACGCATGAAGGACCGCGGCATGGCCGCCATTGGCACGGCGTTTGACGTTACGACGGAAATCAAAGATGCCGTGCCCGTGCCCGTGGACGAGAACGGCGAGCCGGACCTGGAGATCACCCATTGGAATGCTGCCCAGCTCAAATCCTTCTGCGAGCTGAACGGCATACCCGCCGAAGGCTGCAAGACCAAAGAGGATTATCTGTATGCCATCGAGCGCGGCGGCACGGACGGCTGTGAGACGTGCCAGGGCAAGGATTACTGCGAGCTGGACGAGGACGGCAACGCGATCCAGGAGGGCCCGCAGAGCGTGAACGAGTGAATATCTAACGCAGATGCGTGAATAATCGAGCGTTATAACGCAGTTCCAACGCAGATTTTGAGCGTTGGAGCTGCGTTAGTTTTTTTGCCAAAATGACATAGACGTTTTAGGGAGGTTTGACGGGTGACAAAGTACATACCGAGGGACAGCGGAGGCATGGCCGAGGCGATCCAGCGGCAGCAGGCCGAGCAGCAGCGCGACGAGCGCAAGCGGCGGCACGCGGCGAGGCTGACCGGAGCGCACACCACCATGCCGATCAAGGACCTGAAGATGGTAAACCGATGGCTTGCCATAGCGAAGGAGCATGACGCGCACATGAGGGAGGGCGGCGTGAGCTGGTATCTGCTTGTGATGCTGGGATTCAACACGGCGCTGCGGATCGGCGACCTTTGCACGCTGCGCGTGAAGGACGTGCGGGGGCGCGAGCGCGTGCGCGTGATCGCTGAAAAGACCGACAAAATGAGCAACATCAAGCTCCAGACGGCGGCCCAGACGGCCATAGACAAGGCCCTGCGAGGCCGCGACGCCGAGGACTATGTATTTCAAAGCCGCCAGCGGAGCCGCAAGGACGGGCGCAGGAAGGCCGTAAGCCGCCAGCGTTGCTATGACATCGTGAAGGAGATCGCGGCGCGGGCCGGGTTTGAGGAGCGCGTGGGTTGTCACACCATGCGCAAAACCTTTGCCTGGAATTTCTACCAGACTTCCGGCGACCTCGCGGAGCTTCAAAAGGTGCTGAACCATTCCAGCCAGGAGGCGACAATACACTACCTGGGACTGGATCAGCAGAAGATTGACCAGACGATAGACAAGATGCCGACGATGGTATAGGGGAGGGGAGAACGTGCAATACAAGACGATATACGCAGATCCGCCGTGGATGGAGCATGGCGGTGGAAAGATACAGCGCGGCGCGGATCGTCACTATCCGCTGATGAAAACCGAGGCAATTAAAGCGCTCCCCGTTAAGGAACTGGCCGACCCGGAGGGGTGCCACCTTTACCTATGGACAACCAACAATTTCCTGCCGGACGCGCTGGAAGTTGTCAAAGCGTGGGGCTTTGAGTATGTGACAATCATTACATGGATGAAGGACAGACAAGGGCTGGGCCAGTATTACCGAGGAATGACGGAACATTGCATATTCGCACGGACGCGAAAGAAGCTGCCCTACAAGCTGCTGGATGGCAAGCGACAACAGGGCGTGACAGGATTCTATGCGCCGAAGGGGGCGCACAGCGCGAAGCCGGAGGAAATGCGGAAGATGATCGAGCACGTCAGCTATGGGCCGAGGATAGAGCTTTTTGCCCGTGAAGCACATGAGGGCTGGGACGTTTGGGGAAATGAGGTTGACGGCATTTCCTTTGCGGGGGGGGGGGTTGATTTTTGAGTTTTTCCCTGTTTTTGCCGCTTGACATTGACGTTTTAAGGTTTTGTCGGGTGAAGCGAAAAAGGGTATACCAAAACCACGCACATAAAGAGGAAACGGAATTTCAGAAGTCACATTTACACTCTATTAAAACGTCAATGTCGGGAGGGATAGGACATGAAGGAAAAAGGAACCGTATACACGTTTACACAACATGAAATTGTGCTGCTGGTTCATGCGCTCGCCAAAGCGTCGTTCTATGAGAATGAATACTGGCAGGCAATAGCGGTCAGAGCCGCGAATGACGTTGGTGATGATTTGGCAAGAGAACAATGTCTGTCGTTTTCAAAGAACGCGGTATTCTATGAGCGGGAATACACGAAGATGATCCAGAAACTTTGCCGGGAAAAGGCGCGGAAACAGGGCGGTGAATATCGTGCGGCCACCATGTGCCTGATGCGCGATACAACAGACATGATGCACAAAAATACTGCCGATAGCATTGCGAAGCTGCGGCAGGCAATATACGGGAATCAAATCTCGCGCTTAACTTGCGACGATCCCGCAAAAAGGCAGGAAGATAAGCCGGAAGCCCCATAAATACGGGCATTTCTTATTTGCTCCTAATTTGCTTCTAACTTGCGATTGAGACTATTTCAAACTAAACGAGAGGAGATAAGACAATGAGCGAAGGAATCAACAGAGTAACGATCAAGCGCCTGGAGCGCGTGATGGAGGCTTTCGAGGATGAAGGATTGAACGGCTACTCCTACGGGAGCTATGAAACGCTGGTTGCGCGTTATACGGATATGCTGGCCGTGCGCGAGGATATGCGGCAGCAGGCCCGGCCCATCGGCGGGCGGTACATAGGGCCGGAGGACAGAAAAGCCGTGGACGATGCCCTGGACGCGCTACACAGCGCCATCATGTGGCGTTACGAGGCAGACGAACGCGCCGTATATGATGAGCTGGAGAAGCTGCTGGAATATTTATCCCACGTCGAAGAATGATCCGGTGCAGGATTATTGATTCATATTGATTAATCTTGATATTTATAGATTTTTATGGAAGTATGGTTATATAAAAACCCGGCGACTTGTAAGATTTCCTCACAGGTTGCCGGGTTTGTTCGAGTTTTGGAATGGTCGGGCGGCGTTCACTCGCAATCTTCCTGGTTGCTATTCGCATGGTTTCGCGCGATGTCCTCGCGGATCAGCTGCCGGATGTAGCCGTTGATGCTGTCCACATTATCCAGCTGTTCGATCAGTTCGGCATCGGTCTTAACGTTGAGCTTTATACCATAGTGCTTCGACGATTTCGCATTATATCGCGCGTCGCGGATCGACCTTGGTACAGGCATGATTTCATCCTCCCTTTATGCGGGTTATACCGTGGCCATTATAGCACGGTATAACCCGCGGCGTCAAATGGTATCGGCGCGTTGCGCGGTGCTATCCTTCGACCCTGAAATGCTTGCCCTCGAAGATCAGGCAGCAACCATGTACTGACGGGAGCATGAGCGTGCGCACGCTGGGATCGTGTATGCTCCGCCCTGTGTACTGGTTTTCGTCGAATTGATTTTGCGTCAATACAAGCGTTTCATTGTTGTCATAGTCGATCCTCCATCCGTGATCGAATATGTATTCCTGCTCGCGTGCGTCCCAATGTTTCATGCGCGGCTCCTTTCCAGCTTCGTTTTCAGCGAGGGCGCGTAACGCTTTACGCGCTTGATAAATTCCCAATAGCTGGGATTGTTGGTTAATGGTTCGGCAGCCTTGCGCACTATGAAGGTGTAGCGCCTGCCATGACGGTCAAACAGCAGCAGCTTCTCGTCCTCGTCCTTGTTACAATCAATCCATTCGATTGCACGATAGAGATAGAGGATTTCGCCGTTATAGTCCAGCATCGGACGGCCCCGGTAGGGTTCTCCGTCCTGCACCATAAAACCGTTCTGATAGTTGGTATAGTTGGACGGGATGGCGTAGCGCCAGCGTTCAGCCTCCGGCACTTCGATGATCGTTTCCGCGTAGCGTTCAAGGTCTGCTTTGAGATTGGCGCGGATATGCTCAACGCCTCGCGCCTTTTTTAAGATTTCGTCGAGTGTGGGCCAAATTCCCATAATCCCTCCTTGCCCGCGTACAAGGCCCACGGGCGGGCGTTCGCGTTAGTTGAAAGTGTACTGCCTAGCCCGGCGCGGCGCTCTCTGCGCCCACTCCCGGCGCTGCTGGCGGCGCTCCATGGCCTCCTCGATGGTGGCGCAGATGGCCGACAGGATCAGGAAAAACAAGACAGACATAAACCCTCCTCGCCGGGATGACACGCCCGGCCCGCGTGGTGTTGGTTGGTGATTGTGTCCAGACAAAATGATGTGGCCGCGTGCTATCCTCCTTTCTGCCCTGCCATCATCAGGCCGTGTAGGGCTGGGTTCACGGCGACGCCCCGAAGGGCGTTTCGGCTAATGTCCTGCCGCGTCGGTCAAATACTCGTCCAGCTCGTCGAAGCTGTACATGGCGCTTTCCAGGGATTCTATTGCCTCCGAAATGTTCTCGCCGCGTTCACTATCTTGAAACTGTTCGGGCATGTTGTCGTATGCCTCCTGCTCTTCTTCGCAGATGGACTCGATCTCAGCCTTCAATTCTTCCAACTTTGATTGCACATCCGCAATACGATTCCTGCGAACCTTATTCATGCTGTACCTCCTTGCCCGCGTACTATGCCCGCGGGCGCGGCGTCGGAAATGATCCTGCGGCGTCACTGCGCCTTGCGCTTGATCTTCAAGCCGCAGCGGAGGAAGGAACAGATATACCCCATATCGGGGTCGTTCTGCTCTTCCAGCAACGAACCGCACAGCGGGCAGCGGGTCAGCCCGTCAAACCGCTTCACGGTGATATGGAACGGGTGAGGCTTATGATCTGCCGGGTTCACCCCTTCCCAATACCACTTGTCGAACAGCCCGCGCGCGTCCTTTGCGTTCTCTGCCTCAACCGTCTTGGCATGGGGCCAATCGGTACGGCCTCGCCGGGTGATATAGGCCACGACGTATCTTTTCATGGTGCCTCCTTCTGCCTTCGTAACCTCCGGGGCGGGATGCTGTCAGTGCTTGCGCAGGCTCCAGTCTGCGCCTATCAGGTCATTAAAGAATGTGTTTAGATCGTCGTAAATGCCTGCGTAGGCGGTTGCCAGTGCGTTATATTGACATACCAACGCCGAGAACTTTACCAACCCTTCCTCAATCTGGTGGGCCTCCTCCTCGTCGCGCTCTGCATAGCTTTTGAGCAATGCGCCGTTGATGCGTTTCTCTCCTTCCTTGTGAATATTGAAATGCCACGCATGAGCATACGAATACTCATTTCCGGGCATCACATATACATATTTGCGCGCGCAATAGGTGTCCTTGTCAATGCAGGCGGTGCGGGCTTCTGGGAATAGGCGCTTTAGTTCCGGGTCCAGCCGCTTTGAAATATAAGCGCCGTCGAGCGCTTCGGCGATTTTCCTACCGGCTGCCGCGCGGGCGCGGAGCCGCCGTATTTTTGAAACAGCTTCGGCATAGGCTTGATTTGCGTCGTCTATGTCGATCAGATGAAAGCTATAAGCCATGGAATAAAACCTCCTTGAAATATTGAAATGATCTTGCGGCGTTGGCTATCCGCGACGGCCCGCGGGCTGTTTCGCCGGGGGAGCCGCCCCCGGCATCATCAGGCGGAAGGGGTCAGTAAAACCCGCCAGGGCTTTAAGCCTTGGCGGGTTGTCGGTATGCTTTTGCTTATTGTCAGTCGAAACAGTAAATGCCGTTTTCTTCATGGAAGCAGGACGACCATGTTTCGTTGTTGAGCATGATCTGCGCGTCCTCTTCGGTTTCTGGCAGCCAACAGGTGCCAGCGGTGATAGCGTCGCCGTCGTGGTTTACGTCGGCGGCGTCCTGTATCAGGATGCCTTCACCCGCACTGGTGGTGATTTCTGTGAAGGTAGTACCGTTGAAAGTGATGCTGCTCATGGGGATACCTCCTTTAATAGCTTAATTCATTGTACCATATCAGCGGTGATTATTCAACCGCTGCGGCGTTGTGGCTATCCGCGACGCTCTGAGCGTTTCGCCAGGGGAACCGCCCCCGGCATCATCGGGCGGAAACTATGCGTTGATCTGCTTCGTGGGGTTGAATGAATACCCGGCGTTATATCCACGCTGCCGGGCGTCCGCGTTGGAATGTTCTCGGCGCGTCCGTATCGTTGCCGTTTTCAGCATCCCCATGAAGTCCAGAACTTCGACGGGTTTCACGGCCACCAGGGCCATGACCTCGCTATCCTCGCCCCGGTTCTGTTCGCGGTACTTGGACATCATGCCCTCTGCAAATCCTTCAGCGTAGTTGGTTTCATAATTGCGCGTCCATTCGTTCTTGTTGTGGGTGCCCCAATAATCCGGTATGCTTTCGCGGTATTCCTTGGCTTTGGCCTTGATGTGCTGCACGGCGTAGTCAAGCAGCTCCAGCGCGATTGCTGGGTCATCGTCAAGTCCGGCAAACACGATCTTACCGACCGTGCTTTTGTTCCTGCTGTTCCTGTAGATTCCGCAGCAGTGGTTCTCGCCGATCACGCGGGCCAGGTCGATCAACCATGTATTGCGCAGGCCGGAGAAGGTTTCACGCTCATAGGCCGCATGTACCAGCTTGTTAGGCCGCTTGTCGGCTATGTCCTTCTCAGTCAGCTTGTGCTGCGCCATCAGTTTGCGGGCCAGCAGCAGCGCGTTCTCCGCTTCGCCGGGGTTGTCGCTCTCCGCCAGAGCCAGCAGCTTTTTGATCTTGTCGACGACTTTGATATTATCCATGGTTCAAACCTCCTTGAAATGATCTTGCGGCGTTGGCTATCCGCGACGCCCTGCCGGGCGTTTCGCCGGGGGAGCCGCCCCCGGCATCATCAGGCGGAGTCAATCGTTTGCAGTTTGCGGGGCTTGGAAAGCCTGCGCGGGGTTGAATCCTTGATCCTGAATGTTCGTGCTCCAGGTCCTCAAAAAGCTGTCAAGGTCTGTCAGCAGGCGCGGGACGTATAATAAACGCCCGTCGTCGCCCCTGCGGAATACCTCTTGATAAATGCCCATGGCATCCATCTGATAGGTCAGCGGGCAGATCGTCCCGGCCTCGTCGTTGACCGAGAAGGTCATATCCGGGTCCCGCATCAGGTCGCCGTTCTGGATGTAAAAATGCATCATCCCATATACCGGGTGCCCGTCCGCGTCGGTATATCCCAGATTTTCGATGCTCAACGGCATATATTCGCCGCTCGTAAACCTGAAATGCCCGCCGCAGGCATCGACGGCCAGCAGGAAGGGCTTGAGGCGCTTGTAATTGGTCGCGCCGGATTTCGTTTTCTTGTTCATGGTTCAAACCTCCTCTTAAATGATCTTGCGGCGTTGTGGCTATCCGCGACGCTCCAGCGGGGGAGCGTTTCGGGCCGGGAGCCGCCCGGCCCATCATCAGGCGGAATCATCGCACTTTGAGGCTGAAATTTTCGTGGTCAATCGCAAATGTCTTGGCCTCGTTCCAATCGTCAATGCTCATAGGCTCCGGCTTGCGGGTGTCGATGATCCCCTGCTCGCCGAATACCTTCACGGTATAGTCGTGTCTGTCCAGAATGACGGCCTTTGCGGGCCTGAATTCGTGCGTGCTGGGAATCAGGATGGCGACCAGTTGACAGATACCATCATAGATAAAATCTATATCCATGTATTTTTCTTCCATGTCGCTGCTGCTAACATCGTCGATATACTTCATCATGTCGCCATAAGCCTGAATCATCACGGGCTTGTCCGTCCCGGCTTCGTCAATCGTGACCAGGCGTTCAGGCCCTCCGAAACTCCCCACCGTGCCCCTAACCTTGAAAACCCTATACAGCATGTTTTTTGCCTCCGTTCAAAATGATGTTGCGGCGTTGGCTATCCGCGACGCTCCAGCGGGGGAGCGTTTCGCCGGGGGAGCCGCCCCCGGCATCATCAGGCGGAATGATTGGGCGGCGTCACGCGGTCAGCACTCGCCGCGTGTACGCGCTCCCGGCAATGATTCGCTCGCTGCCGTACTTGTCTTTGATCTCCTCCAGGGTTTTCTTGCCGCCCTTGGCGACGGCGGCCCACTCTGGCCTCCAGTACCACGCGAATTTCTTAGACGCCCAGCGATAACCGGCAGCTTTCAGGGCGTCTTTGTGGGCGCGGGTGTTGCCCGTTGCCCAAATCCACGCGCCTACCAGGTCAAGCACGATCCCGTCAAGGTTGACGACGGCGGCCACAGCGGCGGCGAACTCCTCCGGGACTTCCTGCGCGGCGTCCTGCCGTTCCTTGCCCTCACCGTGCTTTGCTATCCAGTTGATGGCCTCTTTATACTGCGCGTTGATCTCCTGCATGGTTGCGGTATCGCCGCCGACGTCGGGGTGGTTCTCCTTGGTCAATCGATGATATTCCTTCTTGATCTCGGCCAGGTGGGACAGATGGTCAAAATAGCGCTTCATGGTGCAAACCTCCTTAAAATGGCCTTGCGGCGTGTATTGTGTATGGTGTTGGTTATCCGCGACGGCCCGCGGGCCGTTTCGCCGGGGGAACCGCCCCCGGCATCATCAGGCGGAAGGTTATGCGGTCAGGGCGTGGAGCTGGCCGTGCAGCTTCTCCGCGGCGCGGTATGCGCGCCAGTTCAAACCCTTGTTCCAGCTCTTCAAGGCGGGGCTCCAGTAGAACCCGGCAGCCTTGACGGCCTCCAACACTTTAGCGCTGGGCTTGCGGGGGAACATGACCCGCGTCTTTCCGGCGTCACCGTCGAAAAGAATTTTCCAGCTCTTACCCTCCAGGGCTTGACCGATAAACCACTTCTCCGGGACTTCTCCGTGGCGCTGCTTGTCGGGGTTGACCTCCGCGGGCTTGACCCGCTTCTCCAGGTGGACGGCCTCGCCCATTATCAGCATCAAATCCTCCCCGTTTACGGGGGTTGTTGTGCCGTTCTTCACCGCGTTCATTGCCGCGGTGAAAAACTCGCCGCATTCGCCGGTAAAGGCGACGCGGAACCGCTCGCCGTCGATCTCATAGAACGCGAACACGGAGCGGCCTGTGCTGCTGACGCTCCAGCCGCACGGCATGACCAAATCCGCAACTGTGATATGATCGGGGGCGATCTCGTTGACTTCAAACAGGTTTTTCATGGTTGAAACCTCCTTGCGATTATTCAACCCGGCAGGGCAAGAGGCACGCCCCGCCGACGCATACGGCCTAATGACTGTTTATCGTCGCCGTATCGACGCGGCCTAATGGATGGCCGATGAAATGACTTGAAATGTGATCTTGAAAAGTGAACCATGATGGCCTCCAGGCATCCCCGCCCTACGCATTACCCGTCCCTTTTCGCTGTGTATCTTGCGCGCTGCCGTCTCTCGACGTGGGCGCGCCGTTCTCATTCGATGCAATCCGCGGCGGTTTTCCTCGTTTGGGGCTCCGTTCGGCCTGTTCAGTTTTCAAGGTGCCCGGCGGGCTGTTTGCCCGGTCGATGATTGGATTTTAAACGACGGTTTAACCGTTGTCAAATGGCAAAAATTGCCGGAATTTGGATGGCTTGCACAAAAACAAGCCAGCTAATCGCCTGTCTTATATCTTCGATATAACGGTATAACCGTCGCTTTGCTGTGACGTGGATATTTGTGCAAGGTTCACAAAATTTGCAGAAAAACCAAGAAAATTCGCCAGCTACGACGGACAGATGGCGATCTGGCGCGCCATAAGAAGAAGCTCCGCCGGAGATCGGAGCCGGGGCCAGGTTGGAGGGCGGGCAGGCCGAAGGGGAGCGGGGCCAGGTTGGAGGGCGGGCAGGCCGAAGGGGAGCGGGGCCGCGCTGGAGGGTGGCGGTTCGACGGGGATCGGGGCCAGGTTGGAGGGCGGCCAGCTCGAAGGGGAGGCGAAGCGGATCGGAGGCGGCCAGGGGCGGAGAAGCTGGAGAAGCTGGAGAAGCCGGAGCGGATCGGAGGCGGCCAGCTCGAAGGGGAGGCGGAGCGGATCGGAGGCGGCCAGGGGCGGAGGGCCGCCAGCTCGAAGAAGGGCCGGAGGC